TGCGCCGTTCCGCGTCATATTTTGCGCGCGACTCGTAAAGCGCCAAGAGTGATTTGTCCTTTTCTGCCGGGGCAGGCTGAAAGCGCCAAAGCAAAGACTCAATGACACTTGACTCCTCTTGCGCGGCAATCTCGCGGATTTTGTGCCATAGGGCAGAGTCTGAATGATTCAGGCAAGAGACTCCCTCGCCCCATGTATCGCGCGCCGTGACAAGCGCAGCTAACCGTTCCGACATATCCGACTCCCTAGTTAAGCGCGGCACCATTGCGCGCGCGAATCGGAATCTTACATGCAAGGCAAGGCAAGAGCAAGAGACAATGCCAGGTAACATATTCCGACTCTTGCATATGAAAAGCCCGTTGACTCCGCCTAGGAATCTATGCAAGAGTCCGAATCACAAAATGTGCGACTCGGGGCTGCGGCGGATTCGCCGTATCTCGCAAAAAACACCGAGGATGCGCGTTTGTAATCCCATGCAAAGAATCGAATGTTAGCGCTAACGCTGCATTGCGGCGATCAGTGCTGCATTGCGGCATGAGGTGTCATCACGTCACGGGACTGACTGACTGGCAAGCTGGACACCCCTACGAGGGAATTGTTCACCCCACCGAGGGAAATGTTCGTCAACCTTACCGTGGAAATTGTTCACCCCTACGAGGGAAATGTTCGTCAAGATTTTCCTTGACCCCACCGTGGAAATCATGCTAGGAACGATTCGTCAAGACAAAGGAGACCACATGCAAGAGCCAAACCTCATCGAGATGTTGTCCTACAAGAGACCGCAGGGCACGAAGTATCAACGCAAGTTCTGTAACCGTTATCTGGCACCAGTCTTCGGGCAACCAGATGCTCACGGTAACTATATCCTTGTTGTTGGTGATAATCCTAGCGTCTGCTTTACTGCTCACCACGACACTGTTCACTTCAATTCTGGCCGTCAGATCATCAAGATCGAGGGTGATATGGCTCGGTCTGTAGGTTCTGACTGCCTAGGCGCTGATTGCACCACTGGTGTTTACATCATCCTCAACATGATCTTGGCTGGCATCGAGGGTGTTTATGTTGTTCATGCAGCCGAGGAAGTTGGTTGTGTTGGTTCCAAGGCTCTAGTCTATGACTACCCTTCGTGGTTGACCAACATCAAGGCTTGTATCTCGTTTGACCGTAAAGGTTACGATAGCATCATCACTCACCAGATGGGGTCTAGGACGGCTTCCGATGAGTTTGCTGCTAGTCTAGAGGCTATCCTCGATCTGGGCTTCAAGCCTGATCCTACAGGTTCCTATACAGACTCAAACGAGTATAGGTCTGTTGTCCCTGAGTGCACCAACATTTCGGTTGGTTACTTCAATCAACACTCTGCTACAGAGTATCAAGACCTAGCGTTTGTCGAGATGCTCATCACCGCTCTAATCAATGCTGACTGGTCTAAGCTGGTCATCAAGAGGACACCTTCGTTGGACTACGACATCGCACCTGTCACCTACAAGCGTAAGAAGTCCCGTCAGGATTCGTATGACTACACGATCTACGATGACTATGGGTTGGTCAACTTCCACCGTGATGAGATGACCGATCTTGTCAAACACCACCCCGAGGAAGTAGCCAAGCTGCTCAAGTCCTTTGGCTATGAATACAGCGGGTTGTTGGATGACATCAACAATCTCAAGGCCAAGGGTAAGAGAGCCTATAGATGGTCTTGACCCCCAGAGTGGAAATGTGCTAGAGATGATTCGTCAGATGGAGGAACCCAAGATGATCTTCACCACCGGAACCATGATCGTGAACTTCAAGAAACAGAATGGAGAGGTTCGCACTCTCGTCGGAACACTCTTCCCGCCCACCTACACGGGCAACTACAAGATGACCCTAGAAGAGATCAACAACGCAGAAGACTGCCTCATCACCATGTGGGACTACGAGGCGAATAACTGGCGCTCTTTCTACAAGCGCAACATCATCGAAATGGAGGAAGCATGATGGACAACATCGCTTGGCACTTCACTAATGCCACCCTTCGAGACGGCGCTCCTATCCCTGCGATTGGCGAGACGCTGATTTACAAGGGCAGGATTAAACTGTGTGAGAGTGGCTACCACTGGTCGCTGAAACCGCATCAAGCGCTGATGTATGCCCCCGGCAACCTGCTGCACATGGTGAGGTATGGCGGCGAGGTGCTAATAGACGAGAACAAAGGTGTGTCATCCGAGCGCACGATCCTTGCCACGATTGATGCCGAGCACTTGCTGCGCCGCTTTGCTGCCGATCAGGCGCTGTCCGTGGCGCATCTGTGGGAAATGCCAGATGTCGTGCGGGAGTATCTAACTACACTGGACGAAAGCAAGCGAATCGCTGCTTGGGAGGCTGCTTGGGAGGCTGCTAGGGCTGCTGCTGCTAGGGCTGCTGCTAGGGTTGCTGCTTATGCTGCTTATGCTGCTGCTGCTGCTGCTGTGGCTTGGGCTGCTGCTCGGGAGGCTGCTAGGGCTGCTGCTAGGGCTGCTGCTGGGGATGCTGTTTGGGATGTCACTAGGGCCGAGTTTGACCGCCGCGTGTATGCGGCATTTGGGGTGAAGGAAGCATGATGATCGAGATTCAATCCCGTCACATTGTGATGATCGCTGTGGTGGCTTGTGTGGCCTATCTTGGCTACTTGTTGTATGATTATGGGTTGTATAACCTTGAGTATGGACAACCCTATTGTGAGGAGGGGGCATGAAATACCTGTTGTGTAAACAAGCGTTGACGAACTGCCTGACTACAGGTAAGACCTACTCTGTGGTGTCAGAGGACAACAACTGGTGGAGTATCTTGGATGATGACGGGCTTCGATATTACATCCTCAAGGCAAGCTGCCCTAACTGGGAAGAGCAACAGAAGTGATGTTCTGTCTCTGGATGCAGAGATCAGGCGACTGGAAATCCTAGTCGATGATCTGTTCTGGAACAACGAAACCGAAAGAGGGCTTAAGGCTCTGGAGGAACTGGATTATCTCCGGTCTCTACACCTGAGCGGTGAGCGGTTCTACTACCTGTTCTGAGGAGATGGTCATGGAAGTCTGTGATGCTTGTGAGTATTACTACAAGAAGGAAGACATCATCGTGATGGATAACGGTTCTTGTCTGTGTATCCATTGCCACTGGGCAGAGTATGTCTATGAAGAAGATGAGTATGAAGAGGAGTAGGGGTATACCGGGGGGACCAACCAAATTAGTAGATGGAACTGGTCTCCCTCGTTTCAAGACCCCAGAGATGGAAATTGTTCACCTGTGACAAACTGGCAACAGTTGTAGGAAACCTCACCAATGCTCATCTATCGTGTGACGATCAGTGACAGACAAGACGATACACCCTTCTGCCATTTCGAGACCAAGAAGAAGCATGAGGCAGAGCGATACGCTGAGAGAGCAAGAGCACTGAGACAACACATCACCATCACTGAGAGGCACACAGCCTATGACCCAACTTGACGAACTGACAGTGATCCTGAGCAGGATCGAGAGAGTGGCACAGATCATCGAGAGAGATGCCATGAGCAAGGGCAACCAGATCAGGGCAAGAGAGATCATCACACTTGTTGAAATGGCTATGAGGGCTAGAGGATGACCATCAAACTAGGACCAAAAGACACGCAGATCGTGCTCTCAGCACTGCACGAATACCGTGAGGCGATGCTTAACATCCCCGGAGACGGGCCGAGCCCCTACATCGACAGCGTCATCGAGGACGTGGACAGGCTCATCAAGTCATACAAGCGGTCCTTCACCACGTTGTGCAGAGGGGGGTGGAAATGACCAAGAAGAAATGCCCATTGGGCGAGGACTGCGACCTGACGATTGCGTGGATGGCTGGCGCGGCGAGATCGAAGGATCGGATCATGGAACTGGAGGCCAAGCTGGCGAAGGCGGTGAATGTCATTGATTGGGCTTTGATTGCTTGGGATGAACACGACAAATACGGACACAACATGCAAGGCGATTGGGTTTCTGATGCCCGCACCACCCTCGCAGAACTGACAGGAGCAAGGATGACTGACGAGGAAATGATCACGCGACTGCGCGGAAACATCACTCTGAGCAAGGAGGGCGCATGTGTCACCTTACTGTTTACAGACCCGCCAAAGGAGTTGGGCAACTGCGAGACGTATGGCTTCTGTGAAGAAGTTGCCGACCGCATCGAAGCCCAAGACGCCGAGATCGAGAGGCTGCGGGATGCTTTAAAGAAGGCGGAGGCACAGCCGCTGGTCCTTGAGTCTGTAGCGAGGGGACCAAGGGAAGGGGAGAGTATGACTAGTTGGATAAAATATCACATGAAAGAAGCACGCGCCGCACTCGCAGAACTGACAGGAGGCAAGGATGAGTGATGATCTGGTGAAGCGCATCAAAGATCGTGGCGATTGGCTTGTTGATGCCGTGGCGACTGCGACCCAAAACAGGATGTTCCTTCGTGGCGAACCTGAGTGCGATGACGTGGCGTGTGACGCAATTCGCATGAACGGTGAAAAAGCCATGAGCCAAATTGCAAAACCACTGGCCGACCGCATCGAAGCCCTCACCGAGCAGCTTGCCGCCGCACGACGTGACGCCGAAGAGGCCGAGGCTTATGCGGAGGAGTTGGAGGCCAAGCTGGAGAAGCTGATCGGCGGCGCTGAGACAGTGCTCGAAGCGTGGGACAGTGGCAACGAAGCATCATTCCGCGAGGCCATCGAGGAGATGCGCGCGGATGTAGAGGAGGCGAAGAAGCAATGAACGACATCACGATCCAAGCCGATACGGTTGGCATCAATCTTGTTGGTCTTACCAATGATGGCATGGTCCATATGGGTTGTATCCCTTGGCAAGAGGTCTACGATCATCTGAAATACTATCAGTTCAAGGACAAGGTGTTGAATGACATCCTTGAGGTCTGAGATCAACCATCAACCATGCCCGTTCACAGATTGCGGGTCATCTGATGCCTTTGCCTATAACGGAGAGAAGGGCGTAGGGTTCTGTCATTCCTGCGGTAGAGGCTATCCCCACAAGGGAATGAAGACCTTTGAGTGGTCACAAAAGGAGTATCCATTGATGGATCAGAAGGCACCACTGAGACTTGTCAACGAAACCCCTGAGGTGGAAAATGGAGAAGAAATCACCCCCGATGGCTACAGAGGGATCACCAGAAGGACTAGAGAGTTTTATCGCTCGACGGGGATCATCCGTGAAGGAGACCTCTCAACCATCCTTTACCGTTACCCCAACGGATCAACCAAGTATCGTAATCTACCAAAGACCTTTAGCACGAGTGCTGGCTTCAAGTCTGATACTCTCTTCGGTATGGACAGGTTTCCTGCTGGCTCTGCTCAAGCCGTAACGATCACCGAGGGCGAAGAAGATGCGATGGCAGCATACCAGATGCACGGGTCCAAGTATCCTGTTGTATCTCTTCCCTCTGCCACCCCTTCGAGGAAATTGCTGGAAAACTGCAAGGACTGGTTGGCCTCCTTCGACAAGATTTACCTCTCCGTGGACACTGACAACAAGGCTGAGAACTTCGCTCTGGCCCTGTTGAACCTCTTTCCGGGGAAGGTCTACAAGGTTCCTCATGGCAACTACAAGGACGCCAATGAGTTCCTCATGGCAGGCAAGCAGAGGGAGTATGTGTCGGCATGGTGGGCTTCCAAGATATACACCCCTCACAACATCTATGCCACCACAGATGACTTCCTAGGGCTTCTGAGAGACACTCCTGACCACGCCTATATTCCTACGGGGATCGAGGCTCTGGACGACAAAATACTCGGTCTGATGCAAGGACACTTCACTGTCATCAAAGCACCTACCGGGATCGGTAAGTCGGAGTTCATGCGGTATCTGGAATACAACCTCGTGGCTAACTATCCGACTGTTCCCTTCGCTGTCTGGCACCTTGAAGAGACCAAGCTGAGAAGTCTCCTCGGGATCGTGTCCTATGTGTTACAAAATAACGTAACTCGTAAAGACCTGATCCAAGAGAAGGGCAAGACCTCTGAGGTGGAAAAGGCCATCGAGGGGATCACGAAGTCAGGCTACATGCAGTTCCATCTCAGGGAAGAGGATGGGGCAGAGGAACTGGTCAACCAGATCAGGATACTCAGTCAAATCTATGGCTGCAAATACGTCTTCTTTGAGCCTATCCAAGATGTGATCACCGTGTCTGATGACAAGCAGAAGGAAGCCGTTCTTGCTGATCTGTCTGTAAGGCTGTCCAAACTAGCTGCTGATCTTGCCATCGGGATTGTCACAATCGCTCACACCAATGAGAACGGAGACCCGAAGTATTGCAAGATGATCGGTCAAAGGGCTTCCGTCATCATCAACTTGGAGCGTGACAAGGAAGCCGCTGACATGATAGATCGCAATACAACCAAGATCACTGTCCAGAAGAACAGACCTTGTGGCCTAGAAGGGTCGGCAGGGGAGTTGTTGTTCGATCTGGATACCTTCACCCTGAGCGAGAAAAGGACCGTGTTCTGATGGTGGAGTTTGACAAATGGGTTGTTGAGCCTTATGGACATGACTACAACCCCAGAATCTTCGAGATACAACATGATCTTAGAATGGCAGAAGGAAAGACCCTACGAGACTGGCTTGAAGAAGCCTATACTGCTGGCTACCTTGAAGGCCAACGATCCTTGCGATGATGTGACACACTGGATAGGGAGTGTATGATGCCCGTGTTCGACATAGAGACCGATAACCTGCTTGAAGATGCCACCCTCATCCATGTTGTATCCTATTCGACATCGGATGGCGTCAAGAGTATCACTGACTATGACGAAATGAGGGAATGGTTTCTGTGTCAAGATGTCCTGATCGGGCATAATATCTATCGCTTCGACATCCCTGTGGTGGAAAAGCTGCTAGGCATCAAGATCAGGGCCAAGCTGATCGACACTCTGGCGTTGTCTTGGTATCTCAACTTTGACCGGACACGGCATGGTCTCGAATGGTATGGGGTGGATTACGGCATACCCAAGCCAAAGATCGACGATTGGAAGACCCTCTCCATCGAGGAGTATTGCCATCGGTGTGAAGAGGATGTGAAGATCAACCTGAGGCTATGGGAAGACCTACATCGCAAATTGTCTATCCTCTATCCTGAGGAGGCCGACAAGGATCGCTTCATGTCCTACCTCATGTTCAAGATGGAGTGCGCCGCAGAGCAAGAACGTATCGGTTGGAGGCTTGACGTAGAGAAGGCACAAGGGCACTACGATGAATTGCTAAGGCTCAAGTCTGAGAAGGAAGCAGAACTGATTAATGCCATGCCAAAGGTTCCTGTCTACAAGGAATACGTCAAGCCGAAGATCATGTTCAAGAAGGATGGTGGTCTGTCTTCCTTGGGCAAGGCTTGGCTTGATCGTCTGGTAGATGCCAAGATGCCACATGACACCAAAGGCCCTATCAGGGTTCTGGATCACCATGAGGATGGGAACCCTAATAGCCCTGAGCAGGTCAAGCAGTGGCTCTATGGGCTAGGATGGGAGCCTCAGACGTTCAAATATGTCAAGGATGATGGTGGCTCTGAGAGGGCTATCCCTCAAGTGCATGACGATGGAGACCTATGCGAGTCTGTCAAGGAACTCATCGAGAAAGACCCTGCCATCGAAGTCCTTGAGGGTCTCAGTGTCATCAACCATCGTCTTGGTATCTTCAAGTCGTTCTTGGAATGTCATCGTAATGGGTGGGTAAAGGCTCAGATCAATGGCCTGACCAATACGATGCGCTTCAAGCACTCCAAACCTCTGGTCAATCTTCCGGGTGTCCATCAGCCTTGGGGTAAGGAGATCAGAGGGTGCCTGATAGCCCCTGATGACAATCATGTGCTTGTGGGCACCGACATGGTAAGTCTGGAGGACAATACCAAGCGTCACTATATGCAGCCTCTGGACCCCAAATACGTTGAGGAGATGAGCCAAGAGGGTTTCGATCCTCACCTGAACCTTGCTCTGTTTGCTGGACAGATAACAGGAGATGAATATGAGTTCTATAAATGGTATCATTCGGATCAGAAATCCTAACAAAAAACATTCAAACATGTCTGCCAGTCCTAAGAAATACCCTCAAAAATCCTTCAAAGCTAAGTTGTGTAAAGTCTGCGATCAAATTTTTAACCCAAGAGGTCCTAGTCACCACTATTGTTCTCAAAATTGTGCTGATTGGGCAAACACAGACAACTATTACAAAAACAGCTACGGGGTTGGACTAGATGTTGTTGAAAAACTATACCACAAACAAGGAGGCTTGTGTGCCATCTGTAAACAAGTGGGATTCAAAATGCTTGAAAACCATAGGACGAGTCTTAGCTTAGACCACTGTCATGCAACTGGTAAGATAAGAGGGCTTTTGTGTCATAGTTGTAATCAAGGTCTTGGACTATTTAAGGACGACCCACAAAACTTAGAAGCTGCTGCTGTGTATCTGAGGGAGAACAAATGAACCTTGAGCAGATGAAAAATCTTCCAAAAGAAGAGCAAGAAAAGATCATCAAGAGGCTAAAAGATGTAAGGAAATCTTACAAGATGGTTAACTACAGCGCAACTTATGGAGTAGGTGCGGCTAAGTTAGCCCGATCCTCTGGACTTTCACCAGCAAAAGCGAAAGAATTGCTTGAGGCTTACTGGAAGCGGAACTGGGCAATCAAGCGTGTGTCCGAGACGCAGAAGATCAAGGTGACTGGCCCTTACATGTGGCTCAAGAACCCTGTCTCTGGCTTCTGGCATAATCTTCGAGCAGAGAAAGATACGTTCAGCACACTCAATCAGTCTACAGGTGTGTTCTGCTTCGATACTTGGGTCGCTTTCTGCCGCAAGGCTGGACTACAAAACTGCGGCCAATTCCACGATGAGACCATCTCTCCGGTGGAAAAAGGGAAAGAAGAATGGGCTATGGAAATCCAGAAGCAAGCCATAGCCAAGACCAACATGAAGCTGAAACTCAATATTCAGCTTGACGTATCACCGCAATTTGGTGTGAACTATGCAGAAATACACTAGTCTTGACAACGAATCAGTCATGACTATATAGACAACTCTAACAAAGGAGCGGCCCCGAAATGGCTAACAACAAGTCCAAGAGCGTCATCGTTGATGCTATTCTTTACTACGCCAAAGTCTTTGAAGAGAACCGCGACATGGGTAATGAGCATGTCGATCTGTCCGAAACGGATGGTATGTATAAGGTTGATCTGCTCCTTGATGAAGCAAACGTCAAGAAGCTGGAAGATGCCGGGATGCCCAAGAAGTTTGGTGCTTTCCCCACCTATAAAGATGCCGAGCACGAAGGCATCAAATACAAGAAATATACCGCCAAGCGACCCCACCGTAGCAAATACCTCACCGATGAGGCTGGTGATCGTCGTGTGATGGGACCGCCTGTTGTGTTTGACTTCAATGCCTATCAGGAAGCCTACAAAGCCGCAGGAGGGCAGGGTAAGGCAGACGAGCACATCACCCCACTCAAGATCAGTGATGGTCTGATTGGCAATGGCACGAAAGCCAAAGTGCGTCTGAACATCTATAAGGGTGCCAAGGCTACAATCGTAACTCTTGAGCGTATCGGGATCACCGATCTGGTGGTTTACGAGAGTGCTGGAAACTCGGAGTGGTTCTGATGGAACGATATGCACTTACTTACTCGGCTGATGAAAGCCATCAGACAGTGCTCTTCGAGAAGAACTTCCCCGAAGGGGCTACTCTTGAAGGTGTCATGCAACTCTTCGCTGATTTCCTAGTAGCGTCTGGTTTCACCTATGTCACCAATGTTGGTTGTGTGGACACTGAGGGCAAAGAAACTTGGGGACCATATTAATGCTATGGTCTCCAATCATCCTTGTCTGCACTGCAACTGCTTGTGCCACCGCTAGTGGTCCCGCCTTCAACACTGAGCAAGAGTGTTATATCTCTCTCATGGAGCAAGGCATCCCTGCAATGACACAGGACTATGGCAAAGATGCCGTGATTGATGTGAAATGTGTCCAATGGGACCATGAGATCAAAAGTCCAAACTTCTGAGGAGACAAACAATGATCGAGGCTACATATATTGACCACATGGGGTCAGACCTTAGTGTGGTTAATGCGGCGCGTGTCAGTTTTGGCAAGAAGAGTGAGCCTATCAGGTGGGAATATCTTGATCTTGGGCATGTCAGTGGTGATCTTCTTCCTGTGTTGAAAGAGGGAGACATAAAGCTGATCCAATATCTTGCAGACCATGGACACTACAGCCCCTTCGGTCATTGCTTCGCTTCCTTCCATGTAAAGGCTCCGATCTTCGTAGCACGGCAGCTAGTGAAGCACGAATACCTTCGATGGAATGAAGTCTCTCGTCGGTATGTGGATGATGAACCTGAGTTCTATGTGCCTGAAGTGTGGCGTGGGCGTAGCAAGGATAAGAAGCAAGGTTCTGATGGCGTCGTTGATGTTGATGAACACACCTTTCCTTGGGTTGATTACGGCTCTTGGGGAGATTACAAAATGTATCTTGAAACGTGTGAGGCTGGATACAAATCTCTGCTTGAAAAGGGTGTAGCACCAGAGCAAGCCCGCATGGTTCTACCTCTGTCAACCATGACCGAGTGGTATTGGTCGGGTAGTCTTGATGCCTTCGCCAACATGTGCAACCTCAGGCTCAAGCCTGATACACAGTTTGAGACAAGGCTTGTAGCTAATTCAATCAGCATTGACATGGCTAAGATATGGCCTGTGAGTTGGGGAGCACTTGTGAAATGAGTAAAATCATTGGGGCTGCGGTTGGTGGATTTCTTGGCTTATTTCTAGCTTTGTTTCTCAAAGGTTTTGTGGTTGCTCTTGGGGCAGGAGTGGCTTTGATTCTACTTGGAGTGGTTCCGCTATGAGGAAGATGGTTGATCCTCCTTCTGGATGGCGATATGGCTTTCCGAAGATGCTTCCTGAGAACTTCGATCAACATAAGATCAGGGAATGGCTAGTCGAGAATGGCTATCCTCAAGAAGAGATCGACAGTCTCGGAGATTACTTCTACGTCAGATTCTGGATGGAGCCGAAACATGACGGTCAATGAACTGCTAGAGAAGTTTATGGAATCCGAGTTGATGGATGAACTGGTGGCTCATCGCTTGAAGGATGACTATCAAAACGTCCTAGACTATATCAATGCTATCTGCAATCGTGCTGCCAATGGGATCAAACTGAACAGTGCAGCGATGAATGACTTCGATAGCCTAATGGACGATCTGATTGGACTGCAACAAGTCCTACGGATGTATGTCCATGAACCTGATCTATCTGTCCCTGCTATCCCTCACAATCTCATGGAAGATTGGGTTCAGTGGAAAAAGAAGCAGTCCTACGACAATTGGCATGAAGGCTCACCAGTATGAAGACTACAGAAACTCTCGTCAGGGACATCTACAACACACTTTCAACTGGCGATGGGTGGACAGATGATATTGCACAATGGACTCTATCAAACATTGCACTCTCGTTTGCAAAGCAGTTTGGCCCCAGTGGAGGAAGTCAACGGGGTAAGTTGCGCCTATCTCAACTTGGAACTCCTTGTGAGAGACAACTCTACTATTCTACAACTATCCCAGATAACGGCACTCCACTGGCTTCCCACACTAAGTTCAAGTTCGTATATGGCGACGTTATCGAGTCTCTGCTCTTGGGACTGTCCAAGGCATCAGGACATCTCGTTGTCGGATGTCAAGATCGGCTGGAAGTCTCAGGTGTTGTTGGGCATCGAGATTGCGTTATCGACGGAGTGCTCGTTGATGTCAAATCCGCCTCTACGCAGTCTATGGATAAGTTCCGAGACGGAAAACTCCGCTCAAACGATCCTTTTGGATACCTCTCTCAACTCTCTTCCTACCTTTGGGCCTCTCAGTCTGACCCACTTGTAACCAACAAGACCCATGCTGGCTTCCTTGTTGCAGACAAAACCCTTGGGCATATCATCTTCGAGATGTATGATCTGACCGAAGAGATGTCTCGCAAAGAAGAAGAGATCGCCCGAAAGAAGAAGATCATCAAGGCAGATAAGCCACCGCCGAGGGCATTTACCGATGTTCCTATGGGCAAGTCTGGAAACATGAAGCTGGATACCAACTGCTCCTACTGCTCCTTCAACCGTATCTGCTGGCCTAATGTCAGGGTCTTTGCCTATTCCTCTGGCCCTGTCTATCTGACCAAAGTGGATAAAGAACCAGAGGTCTTCGAGATCACATGAAACCCTCAGTCTCCAAAGCAAAGGGCAGAACCTTTCAACAGGAAGTCAGGAGAGCATTGATGAGTGCTTTCCCTGAGTTGGAGCCTGATGACATCCGCTCTACTGCTATGGGGTCATCTGGTGAAGACTTGCAACTCTCTCCTGCTGCAAGACGTGCTCTTGGTGGTATTCAGATCGAGTGCAAACGTAAGGCCAACTTCAAGATGCTGTATGGCTGGATGGCACAAGCCAAAAGTCATGGAGAACACAAGCCAGTGCTTTTTATTCGAGCAGATCGTGAAGAGGCTCTGGCAGTTGTGCCCATGACTGACTATATCAACCTTCTAAGAGGAGAGAAACCATGATCGTAGTCTATGATGTGCTGTATGGTCCCATCTGGTGTGAAGACATCCCTGATTGGGACTTCGAGGAAGATGGAGAGGCTTTTGTTCTCGTCTGCAAAGTGTGGGATGAAGATAGTAACCAACTCATCGACGAGGAAATCCTCTGTGAAACTCTCGATGAGGCACTTGACATGATAGATCACTTCAAGGTTCAGAAGAAGCCTTTCCTGATCCTTGATGATGAAGAGGCTGGAGGGTCGTTCCATTGACAGGTAAAACAGCCATCGTCTACACATGTGCTCATGCTGACCCTTCTGTGGGAAATGAGCGTTTCGATTGGCTAGGGCAACTGATCGAGGACATCAAGCCTGACTATGTGATCGACTTGGGTGATGGGGCAGATATGCGATCCCTCAACACCTACGACACTCGATACCCTCAGGCTGTTGTAGCCCAATCCTACCAGAAAGACATCGAGGCTTACAATGAAGCTATGGAGAGGGTTTGGGGACGCTTCAAGATCAGTAAGAAGAAACGTCCTTTCCGTATCGGCTTTGAGGGCAATCACGAGAACCGGATCAAGAAAGCTATCGCACACGATCCGAGGATTGAAGGCTCTCGCTACGGTATATCGTTCAGCCATCTCCAAACGGACCATTGGTTTGACGAATACCACGAATACGCTAATTCGGCCCCCGCCATTGCTGACTACGATGGCGTTTCATATGCTCACTATTTCGGTGCTGGTAACTACGGGGCTGCTGTCAGTGGTATTCATCACGCTTACACCCTACTACAAAACCGGAACCATTCTTCTACTTGCGGCCACAGCCATAAGCGTTCTATCTACTTCAAGGATACTGCTCACCCTCATAGCATTATCGGACTGGTGGCGGGCTGTTACAAAGGGGGAGATGAGGCTTGGGCGGGGCAATCGAATCAAGACTGGTGGAAGGGGATCGTCATCAAGAGGGATATTTCAAACGGATGCTACGAACCTCAATTTATCTCGCTTGAGAGCCTCCGAAGGGCATACGGTGGATAGAGATGGGGAAACGTAGTGAGTTTGAAAGGGTAGAGAAGGACTACTACCCGACCCCTGCTAAAGCAGTAGAACCTCTGGTATGGCATCTACCAGAGGTTTTTACTTTTGCAGAGCCTTGTGCTGGTGATGGTAGGCTGATCCATCATATCCAACAATCCAGACCAAGAGCAGAATGTGTGATGGCTGTAGACATCGAGCCTAGAAGCATAGACATCCTGCAAGGAGATGCCCTGACTTATCCTGTTCAGGCTTTCTCTGCTGACTATATCATCACTAACCCACCTTGGTCGAGAGACATCCTGCATCCGATGATCGAGAGGTTCTCTGCAATCGCTCCGACTTGGCTGTTGTTCGATGCAGACTGGGCATACACCAAACAAGCCAAACCTTTCTTTGCTTACCTGTCTGTCATACAGGTTGTAGGAAGGGTCAAATGGATCGAAGGAAGCAAGATGACCGGGAAAGACAATGCGGCTTGGTATCTGTTCAACCAGAAAGCCCCGCTAGGAGAGACTATGTTCTATGGATGAAGAGCAGATCATCAAACTGCTCGACCAATACGGCTTCGAGCATATCATTGAGCACTACAACATGACAGAGGTAGACATCCTTGTAGCCTTGGACGAGAGTGGCTATATTGACCTGTCAGAGTTCGAGGAGGAGACCTGAGTGACTGATGAAGTGAAACTGTTTATCGGTGATATGGATGTCTATCAGGCTCAGGCCCGTAAGACTGCTATCTATCCGAGGGAATACAAGATCATCTATCCTGCTCTCGGTTTGTGTGGAGAGGTTGGAGAGGTGGCCGAGAAAGTCAAGAAATCCATCCGAGATGGACACGACCTCGATGACAAGGCTCTAGCCAAGGAACTTGGTGATGTTCTGTGGTATCTAGCTAACCTTGCAGAAGACCTTGGATATGATCTGTCCGAGATCGCTGAGATGAACTACCAAAAACTGAAGTCCCGACAAGAACGAAATACGCTAAAAGGAAACGGTGACGAACGATGAATAACTATCTGCCCACTGACTATCAAAACTTCATTGCCACATCTCGCTATGCCCGATGGCTTGATAGTGAAGGGCGTCGTGAGACTTGGGCTGAGACCGTTGGTCGATACATGACCGAGGTTGTGGGTCATAAGATTGAACGGAGCACAATGGCAGAGATTGCCAATGCGATCCTGAGCCTTGAGATCATGCCCTCTATGCGAGCCATGATGACTGCTGGCCCTGCTCTTGAGCGTGACAACACCGCTGGCTACAACTGCTCCTATCTGCCTGTGGATGATCCCAAGTCCTTCGATGAGGCCATGTTCATCCTTCTGTGTGGCACTGGTGTGGGCTTCTCTGTGGAGCGTCAGTATGTCAGTAAGCTGCCTGATGTTCCTGATGAACTGTTCAACAGCGAAGATGTCATCGTTGTCCACGACAGCAAGGAAGGTTGGGCTAAGGCTCTTCGTAAACTGATCGCCATGCTATATGCTGGTGAAATCCCCAAGTGGGATACGTCCAAGGTTCGTCCTGCTGGTGCAAAGCTGAAAACCTTTGGCGGTCGAGCCTCTGGCCCCGGTCCCCTCGAAGAACTCTTCCGCTTCGTCATTGAGAAGTTCAAGGTTGCCAAGGGTCGTAAACTCTCTTCTATCGAGTGCCATGACATCATGTGCAAGATCGGGGAAGTTGTGGTTGTTGGTGGGGTTCGTCGTTCTGCGATGATCTCTCTGTCCAACCTCTCGGATGATCGGATGCGTCATGCCAAGTCTGGTAGTTGGTGGGAAGGCAATGGTCAACGTGCTCTGGCTAACAACTCTGTGGCCTATACAGAGAAGCCTGAGGCTGAGACCTTCATGCGTGAATGGCTGTCTCTGGTAGAAAGTAAGTCAGGTGAACGTGGAATCTTTAACCGTCAAGCCAGTCAACGCCAAACCGCTCGCAACGGTCGTAGAGACACATCTTACGAGTTCGGGACTAACCCTTGTAGTGAGATTATCCTCAGACCCTATCAGTTCTGCAATCTTACTGAAGTGGTTGTTCGGGCAACAGATACTATCGAAAGCCTAGAACGTAAGGTTCGTCTGGCTACCATCCTTGGCACGATCCAGTCTACTCTGACACACTTCCCTTATCTGCGGAAGATTTGGCAGAAGAACACTGAGGAAGAGCGTCTGCTTGGTGTGTCTCTCACTGGCATCATGGATAATGAAATCCTGAGTGGTGCCCGTGGTCTTGTTGATAATCGTGTGTCCCTTGCGGATGTCCTGACGAGGCTCAAGAATGTTGCTATCGCTACTAATGCTGAGTGGGCTGAACGCCTTGGTATCCCTGCTTCTGCTGCTATCACCTGTGTTAAACCCTCAGGCACAGTCTCTCAGTTGGTTGATTCCGCTAGTGGCATTCACGCTCGCCACTCAGCCTATTATATTCGGACTGTCCGTGGCGATAACAAAGACCCTCTGACGCAATTCATGCGGGATCAAGGTATCCCCAATGAGCCTTGCGTTATGAAGCCTGATAGCACTACTGTCTTCTCATTCCCTCAGAAGTCTCCCGAGGGTGCGATCACCCGCAACGATATGACTGCCATTGAACAACTTGAGTTGTGGCTGACATACCAACGCTACTGGTGTGAGCATAAACCCTCGATCACTGTCACTGTAAGAGACCATGAGTGGGTGAGTGTTGGTGCTTGGGTCTATGAGCACTTTGATGAGATGTCTGGTGTGTCGTTCCTTCCTCACTCGGATCACACCTATCGTCAGGCACCTTATCAGGAGTGCAGCAAGACCGACTACGAGATGCTTTTGTCGGTGATGCCTGAGCGCATTGATTGGGCAAAACTCTCTGACTACGAGAAAGAAGATACATCCAAAGGCACCAGCACATTTGCTTGCGTTGGTGGTAGCTGTGAGATCGTGGACCTGACATGAGTAAAGCAATCGGCACTATGACTTGGAAGCCCTCTCCAAAGCACAAGAGGACTTCTCAGGCTACCTTCAAAGCCAGTCATAAACGTTCGTCTAGCAACAAGCACAACAGGAAGAAACTGTATCGTGGTCAAGGACGATGATTGAAGAGAAGCCTAAGAGGACCAAGAGGCAGACCAAGTATAAGGGGGCAGAAGTGGAGGGGGCGGCGAGTGTCGTCTCCCTCGTCCCTCTCAATGACCGTCAGAGGCTCTATATTGACGCTATACGGGCACATGACCAAGTGATCGTCTGTGGATACTCTGGGACAGGGAAGACCTACATAGCGGCCACTGTAGCGGCTAACATGTATGCTACCAAACAGATAGACAGGATCATCCTCACTAGACCTAACGTGTCCGTGGGAAAAGACCTTGGCTATCTGCCCGGAGACCTCAACGAGAAGTTCAGTCCTTGGGCTGCTCCAGTTCTTGAGGTATTGATGCAACAACTGGGAAAAGGTGTAGTGGATACTGGCATCAAGAATGGAAACATCGAGATGGCACCACTATCTACAATGAGGGGAAGATCGTTCAAGGATGCTTTCATCATCTTGGATGAGGCTCAGAACACTTCAATCCCTGAGATCAAGATGTTTCTGACAAGGATCGGTGAAGGCTCCAAAGTCATCGTCAATGGTGACATCAAGCAGTCTGACATCAATCAACAGTCTGGTCTGTCGAAGATCATTCACCTAGTGAAGAAATACCGAATGGACATCCCTGTGATCGAGTTCACTGTAGACGACATCGTTCGTAGTGAAATCTGTAAACAGTGGATCATCGCCTTTGAAGGAGAAGGTCTGTGAGCGATCAAATCAACAGCCCACCCCATTACAATACAGGCGGGATCGAGTGTATTGACTACCTCAAAGATAACATGTCCTTTACAGCCTACAAAGGCTATCTGGAAGGGAACTGCAAGAAGTATCTGCACCGATGGCGATACAAAGGCAAGCCTCTCGAAGACCTCAGGAAAGCCCACTGGTATCTCGAACGTCTGATCCTAGAGATCGAGACCGAGGGCAACGATAGATAAAAGAAAACCCCCTTCAGGTTGTCACGCCTGAGGGGGGTATTTTTATTTGTCGTTCTTGTAGATGTCGAGGATGTCGCGTTTGATTTCCTTGATGTCTGCTCGCATCTCTTGCATAGCTTCGCGGTCTTCTTCTCGCCTCTCTTCTCTTGTCTTGATCTCAGACTGTAGAAGTTGGATTTGTTTTTGATTGGTAAGGACCGTTCTGACGAGCCATGTCATCGCACTAAACACCGTCGCTATAATACCTGAAACAATGTAATCCAAGTAGTCCATTATTCATCCTCGCAGCCTGCATCAAATCCTACAACAAGCCGTCTTCCTGTCGAGAGGGAACGAGGGCCACCATCTTCTATTAAGGCATCTACATGGTCATCTATCAGCGGTGATAGGCCATCACAGATTGGGCTATTCTGTTTGAAGTTGACGCTGCCGCAAGAACTCACGATCAGCACTAGGGGTATTGCCACTAGGAACCTTGCGAACTGCATTGTCAATCCTCTTCGTTGTGTCTATGTAGTTCTGTTGCTGTTGAATGGTCAGGTCTTTCTTGGCTATACTTTTTCCATACTGGATCATTCCGAAGGAAGTCAAGATAGCAACCAAAACACCACCCACAATAAGAATTGGCTTCAGTCCAACAAGTTTCAGTATCCACATCAGGCTTTCCTCTTCAAGCCAGCAAGACACATTTGCTTTTCTTCTTCTCTACGAGTGACCAGTCCGGGGAGAGTGATCCCCTTGGCCTTCGTCCATCGTGGGAGTTCATTACAAGCCCCTACAAGGTCTCCTGCATTTGCTTTACGGACCATAGTGGACTTGCAGAAGGCCCC